TTCTACGATATAGCTCTCGAAAGCGTTAATAGACATCTTACGAGCATTTTCAGAGATAGAAAAGACTTTCATAATCTCGTAGCCGTCGAAAGCTACCGCCGATACGGTAACGGCTTCGCTCTCTACCGCCGCCGCTTCTGTATGCCAATCGGCTTTAGTGCTCGGCGTACCGATAGGGATAGAGATTTTTACCGGCATAGAGAAAGCTCTCGCTTCTGCGAAAAGACCGCCCATAGTACGAGCTTTCTTAATAATCTCGTTGAGAGTCTGGGTAGGAAGTACCGCCGCCGAGTTGCTCGACGTATTGTAAGCGTCGTTTCTGGTCTCGGTAGCGAGCTCGAAAGCCCTCTTCTCGACGTCGCTCAGCTTCTGCCCGAGCATAGTCTTAAAGAAAGCGGTACGATACTCTTCGGTATCGAGTACGGTCTCGGCGTCGAAGCTTCTCTTCTGTGGCTTCATGTCGCCGCCCTCGAAGAAAGAGAGCGTACGCTTAACGTCGCTACGTGCTTCGGCGTTGTCTCTCGCTTCTTTGATACCCTTAAGCTCGATATTAAGAGCTTCTACGTCGGCGTCGGCGTTGCTATCAATCTCGGCACCGATAGCGGCGGCTCGCTTCTGCATATCCTCGACGCTCTGGGTACGGTAGTAATTAAAAGCTTCTGCTACTGTATTAAACTTCATAGTAATTTACCTCTACTTTCTTAAATGTCGCCGAAAGTCTCTTTAATTTCGGCGTCTGTGGTAGTGTCGAGCTCGCTCTCGAGCTCATGTACGATAGTATCGAGCTTTTTCGGCTCTTCTACGTCTCTATCTGGTCTCGGTACTACGAAAGATACCGTAAGATAGTCGTAGCTACCTCGTTTACTCTTGCGCTCGCTCGTCTTGAAAGAGTCTACTTTAATATGCTTTTCGTCGGCGAGCTTCTGAATATCAGACGCAAAAGCGAAAGTATACTTAGCGTAGCCGGTCTTATTGCTCATATCTTAGTACCTCTCTTTCATAATCTGGTTAATAAGGATTTTCGCCGCTTGTCTCTTTGCCATGAGACCACAGAGACGAAGACGTGAGTCTCTACTCTCTGCCGAGACCGTAGTAGACTCGTAAGCCGGAAACGCCGTAAGCGAGCACTCGTAGACTTTAGCTATACGGTTAATAGTCCTCGTGTTACTCTCTGGGTCGTAAGAGTCGCCACCCTCGGGTACTGTAAAAGCGTAGCTCATGCCCTTAAGGTCGCCACGTTCTACGGCTTGGTAAGCTTCTCTACCGGCTTCGGTATTAGGTAGCGTAGCTTCAAAAGTGAGACCGGCGTCGTCGAGCTTTAAGCTCATGGTCTTAGGCGTACGAGCGAGCGGTATCTTGCTCGTATCATGTCCGACTAAGAGCCGTACGTCGCTTAAGTCTGCGCTATCGAGTGCGCCACGTTTTACAATTTCGATATAGCTACCGCTAATATCGTGTATGAGAGTCGGCGTATCGTATACCACCGGTCGCCCACTCAAAATAAGAGCTTTTTCGCCGTCTGCCGTCGGCTCGTTTGCTCGTATTTCCGTTACTCTTACTTCTTTCAAGTCGATTTACCTCGCTTTCTTTACAGTCGCACCGCTCGCCCACGTCGAGAGACGCACCGCAAAACTCGCATATTTTATAATCGCTTCTCGGTCTACTCATCGTCTGAGCCCTCTTTAAGCCGGTTATCGGGCTTCTTGCCGAGTTGATACTCTGTAGCGATACTCTGGTCTATCATATTAAGAGCCTGTAGACGCTTGTCGCCGTCTGCTACGCTCGGTAGGTTAAGTATCTCGAGAGCTTGGTTAATCGTAAGAAGACCATACGGCGCAAGCTGAGCGATAAGCGAGACTTTCGTCTTATTACTGGTAAACTGTAGCCGCCCAGACTCGAAGACGATACTATTACCGAAAGCTTGCTCTCGGTCGTTAAAGACTTTAGCGGTAAACTCTTGCGAGAGTGCTATCGCTATCGGCTCGAGAGTTGACTCGTAGAAAGCGGCGTACTCGTCTTCTGTGTACGAGCTATTTACGATACTCTCAGTAAGCCCGAGATAGTTATAAATCTTAGTTTTAATCTCTTTCGCTTGGTCTGCGTCGAGAAGTACCGGCTTATGGTCGATAGGCGTATAGCTCATTTTCTGGTCTGTAGCAATTACGCCGCCCTCGTTACCGAGCTCGAGATAGTCTTTTACGAAAGCGTCTTTCTCTTCTTTAAGCTTCGTCGGGCTCATAATCTGAGTAAAGCTTAAGATACCTCTAATCGAAGCACCGGCTCTAATTGCGCTCGTAATACCGTCGTTCTGGGTCTGAGCGAGCTCGATACCAGAAGCGATAGCGGTATTATCCTCGCCGAGTATCTCGTTCTCATTAAAGAAGCGGCGCAAGTGTACTATATCGTCGTATGGTAGCGTCACTTCTCTACCGTCTCGTAACATGAAACCACAGAAGAGAGAGCCGGTAGCGTCGCTCAGTATATCGACGTGAGTCGCCGTAATAGGGTAAAGAGCTCTTACGTTACCTCGCTCGTCTCGGTCGATATAGGCGAAAGCGTTATTATACAGGAAGAGCCGAGTCGTAAGCTTATAGAGAAAGTCGTATGAGCTCATATAGCGGTTAGGTCTCGTCTGTAAGAGCCGGTTAAGTCTTCCGTCTGTGGTCTCGTGTCTCTCACCGGCGTAGGTCACTACGTGCGAGCCTTTAAGCTTACCGGCGTTACGAGCGATAGCGTCTACCGCTTCTCTGAAAATATCGTTACTATAGGCGTCGCCGCCGTACATCGAGAAGCCGCTCGCCGGCTCGTTAATAAGCTCGGTCTTCGTTCTCGTTCTTTCTCGTCTAAAAAGTCTATCTAAGATACTCACCGTATCACCTCTCTTAATACTCTCGAGTCTTTACTTTGAGCTCTGGGAAAGCCGCCGTAATGTTGTAGCTTTCTTCTGTGAGCACCGTAAAGCTCGCTATATTGTCGAGAGCGATATATTGCGTAGCGTGTCTTACGTCTTGGCTCTCGATAGCAAGGAAACCGGCTATAGTCGGGGCTTCATAATTTACCCTTGCGCCGTCGATAGGAAAGCCGACTTTCTGTACTATCCGTAAGAGTATAGGGTTTTCGGGCTTCTCGTAGCCGCCCACTTGTACGACTTCCATAATACCGGCTTACCTCTCTTTCTGATATTATCTCTCATACTGGATTATACCATATTACCGTATTACTTGTCAATACCGCTAATACCGTATTACCGAGTAAGACAATAATAAAAGCGTACCAGTAAAGACCGATACGCTCGTATTATCCGTATTAAGTTTAGAGCTTACTTTCTGCCGAGACTCTTACCACTTGAGACCACAGAAGAAGAGCCGAGAAAGTCGTCGTCTTCGTCGTCGCCGTAGTCGAAGTTATTTACGTAGCCGCTCGCCGTCTTCTCGCCGTAGTAGTTGTAAGCCGGTAAGAAGCCATAATATAGAGAGCCTTTAGTACCGTTACGATTTTTCAATATCTTAAGCTCAATAGGTAGCTCGAGACCGTTAGAACCGTCTTTATCCATTTTATCTAAGAGCTCTCGCACTCTCGTATTATGGTCTTGGGTAGACTCGAAGACTTGAGTCTTCTTACCGCTCTTACGTGTAAACCAATGCTTCTGGTAGTCCATGCCGTCGTATTGCATAGCTAAGAGTATGTCGCTCGAATACTCGATACCGCTCGACTCTCTGAAAGAGCTCATACCCACCGGCTCGAGATAGCTCGTACGGTTGAAAGCCGATATTACTAATACTGGTATATGAAAGTCTCGAGAGACGACTTTAAGCCGAGTTACGTCGTAGTCTGTGAGTAGTCTCTTGTCTGTGGTCTTAGCTTCGTCGCTTGGTTGTAGTATCTGTAAGTAGTCCACTATTACAAAAGGTCGCTTATTAGTTGCTTTTATATGAGTGTCTACTACGGCTCGTATCTTGTCTACGGTTACGTCGTTCTCGCCGACGAAGATACGTATATTACCGGCTATTTTCTCGGTAGCGTCGATAGCTTCTACGAAGAGCCGAGCTTTATCGTCTTGAGCTTCTGTAAAGACTATCTCGCCGACTCTACCGCTTAATATATCTCGAGTAGTGAGCCGGTACTTCTGCCGGTACTCGTTCTTCTTTCCTGTAGTAAGTATATGAGTATACCGGCTTATCGTCTTAGCGTTGAGCTCGTTCTTACTCATCTCGAGAGAGAAGATAAGTACGTCTTTACCTTGCTCGGCTATCTGGGTCGCTATCTGTAAAGCGTAGCTCGTCTTACCGAGTGAGCTTATCGCACCCAGAAAGATAAGTTGCTCGCCCATAAAGCCGCCGTCGAGCTTCTTATCGAGCTCAGTAAAGCCGGTCGCCCAGACTTCGCCGTAGCCCTGTTTACGAGCGTCTATATCGGCTCTGAGAGCTTCGAGAGCCGTCTTATTATCGGTAAGCTCGTTATAGTGCTTAATAAGATACTCTTCTCGCTCTTCTGGGCTCATATCTGCGTAGCTTTTTTCTTCTGCCATATCGTTATACCTCGCTTCTTAAAATGGTGGTTTATCCTGTTTAGCCTTAAGCCGAGCTTCTCGCTCTTGCTTCTCTTTCATCTGAGCGTACCGCTTCTTTTCTTCTGCGGTATACTCGTGATAAGTGCTCTTATCGCTGAGAGCTAAGCGTATCGTACGAGCTCGGTAGTCGGCTCTTTCCCACTTCTTACGCATAAGCCCAGACTCTCTAAACATTCTATCTATACGGCTCTCGTCGTTATTAGTCCAGTAAGCTAAGTGATTACAGAGAGCTAAGTCGGCTCGGCTCTCATCGCCGCCGAAAGAGCTCGTATCACCGTCGTAAAGGCTTCGTATCTGAGTACCGTAGCGGCTATTAAACATTTTAGCCCAGAGCTCTTGGTCGCTCTCGTCGGGGCTTATCCTCTCACCGTTACCGCCGGTACTGGTACATGAAACCACAGAAGAACGAGCGGCGGCTTGCTCTTGCCGTCTCTTAAGTATGAAGTCGTAGACTTTCCGCACTTGCTCGTCTCTCTGGGCTATCTTTCCGCACCCTTTAAGCGGCTTACCGCTGAGAGTAAAGTACCTACCGCTATCGTACATTTCGTACTCTGTACCGTCGTCGTTAGAGACTCTACAGACTTCTTTATCGGGCTTCTTTCCGTAGACGAGTATATGTACGCCTGTACCAGATACCGAGACTTCGGTATAGCTATTTACGTATTGCCATATCTTCTGGGCTTCTTTGGCGATACCGATTACTCTACCGCTCTCGTCTCGCTTAATCACGCTATCGAAGTCGATACCCAGAATACCGGCGGCGTCAAGTACGAGACCGACACCGGCTACCGGCTGAGTAACGTACTCTTTATTTTTATAGTAGACGGTCGCCGACTTACCTATCTGAGCGTTACACTCGTCGAAAGTCGCCCACCTCGCCGAGTCGGTACTCGAGCCGTCTCGAAGCGTGTAAGGGTTTACCGGCGGCTTATCGTAGCCGCCCTCGCCGCCATGCTTACCGGCGTTATATATCATCACGTAGTTAAGCCATATTTTTTTATCTCTGAGCTCTTCTAATTGCTCTGGTAGTATCATCTAATCACCTCGCTAAAATCTCGCCCACGCCGCCCAGATACTCGGGTCTTTCCATGAAACCACAGAAGAAAAAAGAAGCCGGTCTTCTCACGTATTGCGCATATAGACGCCGCTCGTAAGAGTGGCGGCGGCTATTATGCCGCTCTATACGATACATACAATACATATACGTATACATATTACACCCTCTAAAAATGCCCTTTAGCCCAGTAACTACGCCACTTTTCGCCGTTTTGGTTATCGAGTGTTTTGTGGTAGTGGTTATCGAGTGTTTTGTGGTAGTCTCGTCGAGTGTTTTGTGGTAGTCTCGTCGAGTGTTTTGTGGTAGTGGTCTGTACCTCTCTTTATAGTAATACGATATTACCGTATTATCGGTATATCTCGTCTTATCCAGTAATACCCCTCTCTCAAAATTTCCCGAGAGAGGAAAAGAAAAGTACAGCCGCCGGTCTGGGTAGAGCGTGCTCATTTCTTACCGCCCATACCCCTTTAGTCGCTCTGAGCTTCTGAGCTACCGCTCTTTTCTGTGGTCTCATGTATAAAGTTAATCTCTACGCCGTCGTACTGGTTAGTACCAGACTTCTTAGTGTACTGATAGCTTACTATAAGCTTCTGCTTTTCCCAGTACTTTAAGCACCGGTCTACCTTGCTCTTTATAGCGAGCTTCTTATCTTTATTAGGGTCCGAGATACCGAGCTCTTTATACAGAGTCTCGAAGCGTATCTTACGACTCATATTAAAAGGCTTGTGGCGTCTCTTGGCTCGGTCGTATCCGTTTCTCATAGCGATAATACGGCGGTAAAGATAGTCTCGTATCGTTGCGCTTTCCTCGCCGTTATTGAGTCCGGGTATATCTCGAAGAGTTATATCTCGAGTATCTATCTCGTTACCATTGAGTCGAGCCCACTTTAAGAGTACTGGGTCGGCGTCGTATGGTACTCGTATAGCGGCTACGCTCTTACCGTGTATCTTGGTCTCTATCCATGAGTACATAAGAAGCGGCTCGTTAAAGTGTAGAGTTATCGGCTCGCCGCTTGCGTCTGTACCTTGAAAGTCGATAAAGAGCCTACCGTTAAACTTGCCGAGAGACTTCTTTATCTTCTGAAAGATTTCGTCGCTTACGTTTACTTTACCGTCTACTTTGCCGGTCATAGCTCTATAAATCATATCTACGGTAATAATACGATTACCGGCGAGTATATGAGTTACTATAGCGTCGTGTACGGTATAGTCGTAGCTCTCTAAGTCTGGTACGGCTTGTATCGCTTTATTGCTCAGAAGCTCGGCGTAGTCGATACTTGCGCTCGCTATTACCGGCTTCTTTTTCGTACCGCCGAGTACTATCTC